TCTTTTTGTGCCTGTTTTTCTCGCTCATCGAGCTTCTCCATCTCCTTCTTCCTGTTCAGCCTGAGTTCCTCCATCTTTGCCCTGCGGTTCATCTGATCAAGAGCAGCCTGGGCCGTTAAGCGCTCTTTCTCGGAAAGGCTTTGGTTCGACGCCTTGGCCTCGAGTTCTTTGCGACGTAGTTCCTCTAGCCGCTTCTCGGCAAAAGTTCTCTGGTTAAGGATACCTTCTTCTAGCTCATACCTTTCTTGCACCGCTTCGCGAATTTTATCAATCTCCTCTTTTTCTTTGTCGTAACGATCTTTGACGCGTTCAACCATGTCATCGTAGAACTCCTTCTCCTGTTCTTTCTGCTCTCTCAAGTCATCTATCTTCTCCTGGTGAGCTTCCTTCTCTACTTCAGACTTTTGCTTGATAACGTTAAGGATTTCATCCATTCTCTTAGTCTCAGACTTTAAGAGGTCGTCCAATTGCTTGGCTGTCTCCTCGCTAAGCTGTCCATTTTCCGCTAGTTCGGTATTGACATTAGAAATTGTGTCCTTTAGGAGGTTCAAGTCTAGGTTGTTTGTCTTGGTTATGTTGTTCATAAGTTTATCCATATCCATGTTCATCTCTTCCATCATCTTCCTTACTCCAGGGATATCCTTGAACAGGTTCATCAGACCAACGCCTGCGCCAAGGGGGTTGATGACTGAAGCAAGTTTCTGGATTCCAACCATTACTTTGTTGCTTCCGAACTGAGCTAAAATGACGAGAACGTTGTTAGCTGTTTCAGCCAAGGTGCTTAACGTATCTGACATGTCTTTCACGCTTGACATGAAATACTTGTTCTCGCTTGTGATCTTCAGTATCGCCTTAGACCAGTTTGCTTGCATTCTCCAGCTCATCCTGCTCAGAGAATCAAGGGAGCCAGTAATGTTGTCGAGAGACATAGTATTAAGGGCCTTGATCTTGTTCTGCATCTGAGCAAGCGTCATGTTGCCTTCTTGTCTGTAGGTGCTGAAGGCGACGTTGAGATCCTGCATCTCGGTCTTCAGCTTGTTGACCGCATCCTCAGACACCTTGATGAAGGCCTTGGTAAACATGCCCGCCGTAACGGCACCCTTTTTCATCTCCTCTTCAAGGGTGGTAAACCCTTTAACCGTAGCCTGGAGCTCTTTTTCTACCAGACTACGTAGTCCACCGTCAAGCTGCGAAATCTGTTTGGTAAGTTCCTCGCCCTGCAGCTTGCCTTTACCAATAACCTGAGCCAGGGCTTCCATATATCGCCCCGTCTGCTCAGAACTCAGACCCAGGGACACAACCCTGGCACTCATTGCGATGATCACGCTTTCCGCTTCCTCGAGACTTCCGCCAGCGGCAAGCACGGTTGGACCAAGCCGCTTCCATGCTGCGGCGACATCCTCGACCGCGACACCGTAAGTCAGGGCGGTTGCCTTGATTGACTTCATGACGCCTTCAAGCTGCATGCCATCGACTCCAGCTCCCTTCATGGCCAGGGCCAGGGCTTCCACTTGCATGGCCCTGTTGTCCATCGCCTCGAACAGCTGGCCCAAGCTTGACACTAGCGTGTTAATTCCCGTCGTCACGTAACTGGCCGCAACGTTCGCCAGGGCAAACTTTTGGGTAAGCCCACCGACTGCTGCGCCTGTTTGCTGTATCCTTGGAACGCTGCCGCCTATACCTCTAAGCCTATCCTGCATCCTTGCGATGGCTTTGGTCAGGTTTTTGTATGCTTGCGTGCCCTTCTTGGTTTCAGCCCGCATTTGCTGGAGCTTGGAAATGCTTTTTTGGACCTGACTGGGGAGCGACTTAAACGCACCCCTGCCCATGGCTTCTTTCAGCTTCTCGGCTGAATTGGCTGCCTTGCGTTTCGCAATACTTAGCTTGTCGAGTTCTCGGGTAAGTTCCTCAGCTCTTTTTTTATATAGATCTGTAGCCTTGCTGGCTCTTTCTACTTGCTCCGCACCTTCAAAGTTAACGCTAAGCTGAATTTCCTCTGTCTTGATCTCAGATTCAATTGACTCGTTGAATTTCTTACCGAAAAGCTTACCCGCTAATGCGCCTGCTTGTTCTGCGGCTCTGATGGCTCTAGTTGCGTCAACGCCAAACTGGATGTTAAGTTGATCAGACACTGCAGAATCCAAGCTACAGTTAGGCTCCCAAACAAAAAGGCCCCTTTCGGGGCCCAGTTATTGCATTTAGCTTGCTTGTAAGTATCGGGGTTACAAGACTTAGACAACAGAAGTGACTTCTGCAGTAGCAACGCCAGGAGTTCCGCCAACTTCGGTGATAGTGATCGTATCGCCGATGGTGTAGCCACTGCCCGCAGCTGTGATGTTGAGAGCAGTGACGTTGCCAGAACCGTCGGTATCGACGGTACCAGTGGCGGAGGAGCCAGTACCACCAGAGATGGTAGCATCGGCTCCAGTCTGGGTAGCGGTGAATGGGGTCGTCGTGTTGAACGTCCCCACCTGTCCGATACCTCCAATCAGCTAAGCATCAAGCTCAAGCTGGTAAGCGCCGTAGCCAGTGATGGAGCATTCCCAAGACACGATCGAAGCCACTTCGTTGGACTCGGTGTAGCCCATCAGGGTGCCGTAGCCATAGATGGTTTCGATGGTGCCAGTGGGGCCTACACGGACCAGCTTCACGCGCAGGCTGTCAGCCACGGTGTTGGCTTCGGTAAGGCGCAGGATCTGGTAGCCAGTATCCTTGAAGTCAGCCACGCCAGCTAGGGAGATGCTGAAGCTCTTGGTGGTAGCAACAGCCTGGTTGAAGCCCTTGGTCTCGTCGTCGTAGGTGTAGATGTCCTCAGAACCAGTGTCGGTCTCAAGGGAAGCGGTGGTCAGACCAGCCAAACGCACAGGCTTGTCGGTTCCGTCCATGGTGAAGGTGTCAGCACCAACGGTGAAAACGCCGTTAGCATAGGACACAGCACCACTGGCCAGGGTGGTGGTGTCGATGAAACCCGTGGTAGGGGCATCGGCGGCGGTAACGCCAGTGAATGCCACGTCAACAGACGCGGAAGTCAAGGGGACGATATAGAAGTCGTACCCGAAGGCCGCAGAGAAGTTTGCCATATAAGAAACGGGAAGACCCGCATGAAGGTACCTCGGGACCTTCTCGGACCCGTTATCCTATATTTCCAAAGGGCCCTTATCAGAGGATCGGCATGTTTGATTTGATCATCACCTTGGTCTGGACAAGTGAACCAAGTCCATCAGTGGTGGCCACTGTCTGGACGCTCTGAGCCCCCGCAAAGCGGCTCATGACGTGCTGGGCAGCCACTTGTATGCTATCGCCTTTGGCGGGCTCCCAGGCAACCAGGAAGAGGCTCCAGGTCGTTACCATATAAGGATCATCAGTCAGGTAGTTCTGGGGCTGAATCTCACCAGTGTCTTGAATGATGCACTCAACCCCCTCTACGTTACGCAATGACGGCATATCTTCGCCAGGACTGACTATTGAAAGCGCTGTGATTGGTCCCTGGCCAGTCTTGAAGTCGTAGCTACCTAAATACCCCAAAAAAGTAGCGTCTGCTGCCAGGGTGTCATAAATGACTTGTGCTGATGTAGGAAATGTCTGCACGAGTGCCCTGGAAACGCTGTTTTAGTGTTCCTTTCAGGTATCCTTAAGGTAAGACATAACCACGGAGGCCTCATGAAGCCCAAGAACACAGAGATTTGCTCTCGTGGTGCTGTCTGGACGCTAATCTGATGCACCCCTCGCAGGACTACACTCCCGTCTACGAACGAGTTTCAGATTACCTTCACAACATGACTGCTCTAACTCGCGGTGAAGCCCGCCGCCAATGGCGCCAAAGCATCAAGGACGCATGGAACAATCGCTGCGCTTATTGCGGTAACCCACCCATCGATGACGAGTCTTTAACAATCGATCACGTTCGCCCCAAATCCTGTGGTGGTGAAGACCGCACGTCAAACGTAATCCCTGCCTGCCGCGAGTGCAACCAGGATAAGTCGAGCCAGGAGTGGGTTGCCTGGTACCGTATGCAGCCTTTTTACAAGATTGAATCCGAGTGGAGGATCCGCCAGTGGCTGTCTGGCGGCCTGCTGAACTTCGGTCCCTACGACGAGGAGGACGCAAAGGTTGTAGATGACTACATTAACTCCATGGATCTGAGCTGGCCAGACGGAACAAAGTAACATCCTCCTGGGCAATCACCTTGGTCGTAACTTCGGGAAGATTTAGCGAGTAAGTCTTCCCTCTGTCGTCTGTGAATGTTCTCGTCTTCAGAGAAGCACTCTCTCTTGCAATCAAGAGACCCTTGTAGCCGTCTGATGTAGAGACGGGGTGGAGCAGAATAGCATCTTCGCAGACAAACGCTGCGGTTGATGGAGTGTACCCCTTCCTCGCTTGACCTGAAAGCTCCTTAAAGCAGAACAGCGCCCAGGCAGGTAATCGGTTCTGCTTGACCGCCAGCAGCGCCGCAGAGCCGTAGGCACCAGCAGGAAGGTTCAGATCCCTCTTGTCCACGTACAAGGCGTAATCGGTGAGCTTGTAGGGCTCCTTCTGACGTTTCGGGTCTCTGTTTATATTAGCCAAGACGGACGTCTGGAGCGCAATAGGAGCCTCCTGTTCATAAAGAGACCTCCTGCGCTGCTCCGAGCCCTTGCGGACAGCGTCCAGCACGTAAAAATAGGGCAGGTCGTAGTATCGGTCGAGGCAAAAATCCCTGTCGCCAGGGAAGTAGCTCTTAAGAAGCCAGAAGAACTCCTCGAAGGGGATCAACTGGCTTCTTGGTCCTTTCCCTCTTCGTCTTCACCCCCAGTTGCCTCAGTTTTAGCTTCAAGCCGCTCAAGAGAGCAGTTTTCTTCATCAACGTAAAGCAGATATAGTTGCTCGATAAGTTCTGGATGCAGGTCCATCACTTCGTCCATGTCAAGATCAGAGTCAACCCTTGACATAAGCAGCGCAGCAGCACCAAGAAGCTTGGTCTTCTCGTTCATGTCAGAGACTCGCTCCATCACGATGGCAAGTTCTTCTGCGTAGTCCTTCGCGTACTCAGGAAGCGAGCCACCTTCACTCATGTCTTGAAGGACTTGCTGAGGTGGGATTCCTTGCTCAACGGAGATTTTATTAATCAACTGAAACAGTATAGTCTGAGAATTGTCACCCTTCAGGCCAGCCTGGACGAACATCTTCTCGCTAACAGTTAGGTAGCCACGGCGCTCGACCAAGATCTTGCCAGAGTTCTCCGTGCCCACCTCTTCCTGCGTTGGCTTAAGCCGAGGTTGGGTAACGAAAGGAAGCTTAGCCACGATTCTATTTAAGACTGGACTATTATACCGATCAAGAGCTGGGGAACACCTCTCTCCATCCTTCGTTAAAACCTTTCTGCCCAGCGATCCCTGGGTCAAACTCAGGCAGCCCGTGCGTGCCGTTGATTGTAGCCTCAACCCAGGGACGTCCAGGGATAATTACAGTGGGCGCATTGGGGTTGCCATAGGGTTTAATCGCGCCGCCGTAATGCATGAGTGCCGCATAGGGCGCCTTGTACATGATCTGGATGGTTCCCTTCGTCTTCAGGAATGATTCCTTCAGCTCTAGCGATGCCGCCAGCTTACCTGTGTCAACGATGTCCCTGGGTGACCCAACCGTTTCACCATTGACTCGCTGTGTGTCACGAGGCCAATTCCAGACGTCAGAGCCGATGTTCTGGTCAAGAGCAAAGGCTAAATCCTTAGATACATAGCTTACAGCCTTAACCATGCCCTTCGTCATAGCCTTACGCATCTTAGCCATGTACGCCTTATCCGTGGCCTGTTCGTCGGTCACCTCGAACTTGGGCATGTTCAGGTTGATCTTTTCAGAGAACTTGAACTTGGCCATTAGTTTTGCAGCTCAGAACCAGTGATTTGAATTTCTACGCCGCCAATTTCTTTGTAAACGATCTCGTCAATGCCCTGACCGCCGAACACGCCGCTAGAGCGCTGAATCCTTGCCGTTGGCATGATCGGGTCTTGACCAAAGCGGAACTTGCCTTCCTTGCCAGTCGCCAACCAGTCGTATTGCGTCGTAACCTGCTGCCAGACAAGCGGAGTCTCATCCGAAAGCTCCAGGTCCCATACGGACGGCACCGCAACCCATTCCAGGGCATAGCCACGGTAGTAGAACTGGTCACCAGATGCGCCTGGCATCATCTCGCCATCGAGCTGAGAGGCCAGAGGGATCAGTTTGGAGCCAGAGGACACACCAGAGTACTGTGCCCGCTTGATAAAGAGTTTGACGAGGTAAGCGTTGGCATTGCCCGTGACCCATCTGCCATTGACTTGCGTCACTGTACCCTCATCTGGGACCAGTATACGGCCATTAGCATAGGGAAGTAGCGGGGATGCCATGATTGTCCGTCCTCGTCAGGTTAGTCTTCCCATTAAAAAGGAGGGTCGCCTCAGCTTCCCTCCACTCGCTACGCTCACTCCGTGTCG